GCTATCAGACAGTGATGTCAGCTTAATGAGTTGACGGTGCTCAGGGATGTCCCGTGCAGATACAATGTTAAAGAATGTATCTTCGATAACAGATGCAATCTGAGCAGCTTCTACAGTATCACTAATTGAGTTCACACCCTCTGAGTCCATGTCACTCAGGATGCTTTGTGTCATTTCAAGGAGGGTACGTTTCATTAGCTAGGAACTCCCATAACTGTAAGGCTGGCTGTAGCTACATCAAGTGTAAAGGCAGCATCAGACTTAACGAATACTTCCAAGTAGTCATTAGTGTTGAAAGAACCATAGTCAGTAAGTGTAGCTGACTTCCAGTCACCTGATGCAGCTGTGACTACAAGATGACCACCATTCATTACTGCACCATTCTTATAGAATGTAATCTCAACATCTCTGGCTGTACCTGAGTTGTTCTTCAAGCTGAGAGAGAAGTTAATGCTTGCGATGATAGCTTCTGTACCTGTGTAGATTAGACGAGCATTAGGAGTAGTTGCTCCAGTCCAACCTGATGCCAAGGATACAGCAAAGGTAGGGTTAATAGGTGTGAAGACTGTAGTCACTGCCTTCTGATAAGCAGGAGTTACCTTATCGAATTCAATGTAACCATTGATGTAGTTGTGTGCTGGCTTCCAAGCTCCACTACCAGAACCATTAGCTACATATACTTCAGATGCTGATGCAGAGGCCACACCCTTAGGTTCATGGAGATATGGATCAGTGAGTGTTGAGTGGTTTACGTTAGCCATTAGGATGTCCTTAGGTTAGTGAAGTGTATATACTTAGAGGATATACCCCCTGGGAGACAAAGAGATTATACAAGCATTCTCAAATCTGTCAACAACAAAATGAAAGTAAGTAGGAAGGGGAGCCGAAGCCCCCCAACCTTTAAGTCTTATACAGCAGGGTTCGTTACGATAGAAACGATACCTTCTGGACGGTACTTCTTAACACCGTAACGAGCAGTAGTGATATACTCGTGACGTTGGAAGTCTTTGTTGTACTCGTAGTCAACCTCTGGAGCTTGACGCCATGCACCCACGAATGGGTTAGCTGTCGCATCAGAAGAGAAGAACAAGTTAGCAACACCGTTGTTAGTTGAGAAGTCATTGGCTGTTGTGCCATCTTTCTCAAGCAACGCAGAGTCAGCTACTGTAGCTTTCAAGTAGTTAGATGTGTATACATCAAAGCCATAGACGTTAGCTACGAAACGCATACCAGTTGCGATACCGTCACGAACGATGCCTTCCCACATTGGGTTGTTTGACACGTTTGACAAGTTAGTCAATGTGTTCAACGTGTACTCAACGGATGGGTCAACGATAGCAACCATACCACGATCAGGTACATCTGCTTTCTTCAGTGAGTAACGAGCAAATGCGAAGTCTTCTACTTGAAGACGACCTGCGTTACCACCTGACACACGGTGAGCAATACCATCAATAGCTTCTGCGGAGTTAGCTGTTACACCAACTTCAGGGGAAGCAAAGGTAGTGGACTCAAAGTGTTCCATGATTGCACGTTCTTGCTCAGGAACAAAACGAGCTTCCAACTGTGCACTGTAGAATGAGTCCTGTGCAGCTTTCTTAGTGATGTAAGAAGCTGACTGGAGGTACTGGTCAACAGTGAACTGAAACTCGGCTGTGTCCATAGGAACGTAAGCAACCTGAGTATCTTCTGTGTAGTCAGCAGTAACGGTTTTACCGATTGTTGGGATAGTGAATGTGTCACCATCTGGGAAACCGTCAAGCATACGGACGTACCGTTGTGCCTGCATTTCGTCACGGAGGATGTCTTTGAGTTCTGAGGAGTATACCTCGGAACGGATCAGACGTTGCATGTCTGCATTTGAGGAAATCATACCAGCCATTGTGCTAGTCCTTTTCTAAAGTGAAGGTAGTACCTTCGTTGAGTTTAATTGCCGAAACCATCACCCATCCGCATCTTATCTTCCATAAGCTGTTGTTGGACTTTAGGTGTGTAGTATTCGTGTTTGTTTGTTCGACGTAGGTTCTGATAGTAGGCCCAGTTACGTTCCGTCGAAGACTGCATGTTGACACCTTCTGTTCGAACCGAACCTTGAACCATTGGGTTGAAGGTCTTCTTCGGCTCACCAATCAGGCTAAAGAATGCGTTAGGGCTTTCAGCAGCAATCTCTTGCATACGTTCAATGCTAATTCCTAACTCATCTGCTTTCTTCTGGACTGTTGCCTTGGCTTCTGTGCCGTAGCTCTTTTCCAGTTCCTGATCTACGATAGATAGATTCTGCTTTACCAGGCCATCTTTCTCTCGTGCAGATAGTGTCTTTTCGACAAGGCTCTTCAGGTCATCCTCACTCAGGTTAGGGTTGGTGTTCCCATCTGACGTGCCACCAGTATTATTATTGTTGGGCATTGCAGCATTCGCAGTGGTGGGGTCTGCGGCCTTATTCTGCAACTGGTCGAGAAGTTTTTGAGCATAGTCCTGTTTACCTAAGTCTTCACGCATCTGTGTGAGTTGTGACTCAAGTTGTTGGATGTAGCCATCAGCTTCTAATTTGCCTTTAGCTAGTACCTCAGGATTATTCCAATTCTCTCCCTTAGCCTCTACGAGCTTTGCTACAAAAGATTCCTGTGGTGGGGAGGTCTCAGTAGTTACTTGCTCTGTCTGAGTAGACTGTGTGGTTGCAGCACCCTCAGTAAATACACTCATAGTTATTCCTTATCCAGTGTGATTAGTTTAAGCAGATCGTCCAGAGCCTGGTTATACTCATTGGTAGCAATCTGTCGAAGTTCCCAATTTGGAACATCATAATCACGAACGGATTGTTTCTTCTTGAAATCACGTTCGAGAATTTCTTTGAGAGAATCGAAGGCATTCCGATAACCTAGTACCTCAGCCTTTCGTTTCTCTTTCTGTCCTGCCTTAAGACCTTTAAGCCATGCTGACTGCATTACTTACCTGGGCGTTTCTTAGGACGGACGGAAGTCTTAGGTGCAGCAGGACGAGCCTTAGGACGTAGAGATGTCTTAGGTGCTGTAACCTTCTTAGGCTTAGGTGGGTTAGCACCTGGCTGGTCCATTGTTCCTGCACGAGGGTTGAAGGTAAACTTCTTTGTAGTTTTCTTAGCCATTCTTAAATTCCCATTTCTTGAGCAGCCATAAGCTGTTCTTGATTAATAGCTTCAGCTTCTTGCATCTGCTGTTGTGTTTCTAGTTGCTCAGTGACTTGGATGTTCTCACTGAACAATGTTGGCTCACCTAGTTCATCTGCAAGGATACGAGCAAACTCTTTACCTGACATGTGTGCTGCTACAGAAGGATCAGATAGTTTGATCTGGTACAGCTGTGTAAGGTTCTGGATACGACGAGCACGTTCAGCAAAGTGACGAGCACCTACAGGAACGATCTTACCCTTAGCTGTGATGTCATCCTTTGTAACTGTCTGGAACAGGACTGCACCTGTAGCATCATCCATAACTCGGATAACATCAGACATGTTCATGTAACGACGAGAGACCTCTAGCATTGCATTCAAGATTGGCTCAAGGAATGTACGTTCGAAGTGAGCAGTCTTGTGTTCAAAGATACGAGAGGCTGCATTCTGTAGGGACTGCACCTCAAAGGCTGTCTTCTCACCAGCAGTACGGATACCCATAGCTTGCTTAGGTGCACCAGCCATCTCTTCCATCTTGTCTTCTAAGAGCCTAATTTGTAGGTCTGCTTGCAATGCTGTAGCATCAGGTGCTAAGTAACCTACGTCACCCTCTTCACCTAGATAGATACGAGCACCAGGTTCGAAGTCGAAGTCCTCTACGTCACCACGAATCTTCATGATTGGGTAGGCGATCTGGTCGAAGACATCAGCCTTAAGGTTCTCAAGGTGGTCGATACGGTACTGCATACCTACGAGGTTATCCAGTGGACCCATCGCATAGAGGTTGTCTGGACGTGGACGCCACCCTGCGTGGAAGATAGGAGCACTACCCAACCAGCTAGGGTTCTCCTCGTTAGCCAGTACGTAGGCACGGTCTACAACAGTAATGATACGATCACTATGTAGCTTGCCTTCAGCTGTGTCATAGAAGTCACCGTAGAAGGTGAGGATTTCTACGTAGTCTGACTCGTAGTATTCTTGGATAGATGAGAAGCCATCAGCAATAAAGCCGTCAGCCTTGTACTCACTGTCTGCACCACGAACTGATGCACGAGCACCCAGCATCTTAGTGAACACACCCTCAAGGTGAGAGTTAGAAGGATCGTTCTCAATCATTGCTCGTATCTCACCAAGTGTCTTGATGGAACGGATGATCTTAGGAGCCTTCTCAAAGCTAGAGGCAGTAGGGTTGAAGCACAGATCGTAAGGAGATACTCGTACCAGCTTAGGGCCTACGTAGTTGACTACAAGATCACCAGCTTCTTTAACTTGGTAGTTGTCTTCCCAAGCTACTGTAGCAAAACAGTTACCATACTGAATGTAATCATACAACAAATCTGAGGCAGTGTCTACAAGTTTAGACTGACGAACCTTATTATTCATGTAGGCTTGGATTACATCACGTTTAGCTTTGACGTTGCTGTCTCGTGTGTCAGCCTCAAACCGCATCCACTTCTGCTGTGGGAACAGAGTAGCAAAGTAGTTAGCATGGAGGTTGTCCATGATCTGTGTCAGCTTAGGTGTAGTGGTGCTGTTAGACCAAGGCAACATAGCATTCTTAGTTGTCTTAGTATCAGTAGCATACAGATAGTTCCGTAGCTCTTTCCACTCTTCTAACTTACTCTGACGAAGGTTAGACCAAGTTTGCCAACGAGTAGCAATCTCAACAGCCATGTGGTCAGGGCCAAGCATGTGTTGTAGTTCGATAGTTTCGCCAGCCATTTAGCCTGCTCCTCGGAATTTGTTGTTAGCCCAAACAATGTTACTGCTTCTTGTTCTCTTAACTTGCTGAGAAGGTTTGACAGCAATGTCGATAGCAGAGGCAAGGGCATCTTTAATATCGTCGTGGGGTGGGTGTCTCATTGACAACTCTTCTTCGAGTGTCTGAATGTTACCACCTCGGTAGTGCCAAATCTGAAGGTTATCATAACGTGGCTCAAGGGTAGCTGAGATACGTTCTTCTTTGTTACCCTGGTGTTTGTTAGGACGATACTCATCAATGCTGATGGACATACCGTGCTGCTTGATTAGTTCTTTGAGTTGCTTAACGATAGCCTGTTGTGCTACTGTAACCTCGGCCCTCATCTTACGGAATGACCACTTAGCTGACAGCTGGAAGATGTGATCGAAGTACTCAGAGATACGGTCAGTACGGAAACGATCAATGTCTAGGACATAGATGTTATTCATGTGGTCTACACCAACTACAACAATAGCTGTGTAGTCAGCCTTCTTAGATAGACTGAAAGCAAAGTCAATAGAGGCTACGATGTTCAGCTTACGGTCTCTGTAGAACCAGTAGCCATTCTCTTGTGTGAGATGCTTACGTTCGTAGTACTGGAACTTAGTACGATCCACTGGTACGTTGTCTGGGTCACTAGGATCGTTGTAGTACTGTGCTCGAAACTGAGACTTATCTAGGTACTGACCACGTTTCTTA